ACGGCCCGGTGAAGATCAGGGATGACGAAAACTCGTCCACGCTGGAGCGTGACGACATCGCCGACGCCTTCGAGAAGGATTTCAACCACTACCTGACCGCGACGGCGACCGAATACTATCCCGACACCGACCGCATGTTCCTGATGCTGGGCTTCGGCGGCACGTCGTTCAAGAAGGTCTACTTCTGCCCGCTGCGGAACCGTCCGGTGTCTGAGAGTGTCGATGCCGACGACCTGATCGTCAACAACAACGCGACCGACCTGTCGAACGCCCGCCGGATCACGCACCGCGTCTACATGAAGCCCTCGACGGTGCGCCGCCTGCAAATCCTCGGCGTCTACCGCGACATCGAACTGGCGACACCGCAGGACGCCACGCCCGACAGCGTGCAGGAGGCCAAGGCCGCCCAGCAGGGCATCTCGACCCAATCCTTGAACCCTGACGACCGCGACCGCGAAATCTACGAGGTCTACTGCGAACTGAACATCAAGGGGTTCGAACACAAGTACAAGGGCAAGGAGAGCGGGCTGGAAATCCCGTACCGCGTGACCATCGACGTGTCGTCCCGTGAAATCCTGTCCATCGTACGGAACTACAACGAGGAGACGAAGGAACTGCCGGAGGCCCGCAAGACCTTCGTCAAGTACACCTTCGTGCCGGGCTTCGGCTTCTACGACATCGGCCTGCTGCACATCCTCGGCAACACCACGAACGCCGTAACCGCCGCGTGGCGGGAACTGCTGGACGCGGGCATGTACGCCAACTTCCCGGGCTTCCTGATCTCGGATACCGGCAGCCGCCAGAACACCAACATCTTCCGCATCCCGCCGGGCGGGGCCGCGCAGGTCAAGACGGGTGGCCAGCCCATCGGTCAGGCCATCATGCCGCTGCCCTACAAGGAGCCGTCGCAGGCCCTGATGGCACTGGTCGAGAACATCGCCCAGACCGGCATGCGCGTCGGCGGCACGTCGGAGATGATGGTGGGCGAGGGTCGGCCCGACGCGCCGGTCGGCACCACACTGGCGATGATCGAGCAGGCGACCAAGGTGCTGAACTCGGTCCACAAGCGCATGCACTCGGCGCAGTCCGAGGAGTTTACCCTGCTGCGCGACTGCTTCCGCGAACATCCCGAAAGCTTCTGGGAACGCAACCGCCGCCCGACGATCCAGTGGAACCAAGAATTGCTGCTGCAGGCTCTGGACGACGTGGAACTGGTGCCGCAGGCCGACCCGAACACGTCCAGCCACGCCCAGCGCGTCATGAAGATCATGGCGCTGAAGCAGTTGCAGGCGGGCAATCCCAGCCTCTACGACGATGTCGCCATCGACACGGCGGCGCTGCGGGCCATCGGCTGGTCGAACCCCGAACAGTTCTTCAAGCCGGAAGGCGACCGCAGCCAGCCGCCGCCGGAGTTCCTGAAGGGCGTCGAGGAGATCAAGATCGCGCACCAGAAAGCCGACGCCGACACGATGCGGGCGCAGGCCGACATGCTCAAGGCGCAGAAGGACAACCCGCAAGCTGGTGGCCCCGCAGGCCCGCAGGGTCCGCACCCGATGGAACTGCAGGCCAAGCTGATGTCCGAGCAGAACAAGGCGCGGCAGATGGAAATTTCCATGCGCCGAGACCAGATGAACGACGAGAACCGCGATCTGGACCGTGAGGCCGATCTGCAGCGCGAACAGATGCAGATGGACCGTGACCAAATGAACGATCAGGTGCGGATGCAGCACGAACGTGATATGCAGAACCAGCAGCATCAGGCCGAGATCGTGCGGCTGGCGATGCAGGTGCAGGCGCAGAAGAAGCGTGACGGGGGCAAATAATGGATGACGACAAGGCGATCCGCGCAGCCAAACTGACCCTTGGCGCGATGATGGAGAAGCGGCGGGCCGAGACGGCCAAGAGCCGCGCCCAAGGCCAGATCGCCCCGTCCAAATACCTGCCCGATGTTCCCCGTCAGGTGCATGCCAACGGCGGCTATGTCCCGCAGGCATCCCTGCCGATCCCGAAGCTGGCGGTGGCGAAGCCCTTGCGCTACGGCAGCCAGCCGTCAGGGCTGGAGGCACTGGCGAATATGGCCGGAGCGGCCAGCAGCCTCGGCGACAGCGCCGCCACGATCATGGGCAAAGAGGGAGAACAGCCGCCCGCCCCGCCGCAGGACAGCCACGCCGGACGCGCTGAGGCGGGTGGCGGCATGAACCCTCAGGCGGTGGCCGCCTACAACGCCCTGCTGGAGGCCTACGGCCAGCCGCTGACCGTTGTCTCCGACTATCGCACGCCGAGCGAAAACCAGCGCGTCGGCGGGGCCAAGGGCAGCCAGCACATGCACGGCAACGCCTACGACATCGACACGTCGCATTTGTCACATGACGAGCGTCTAGCACTGGCCGATCAGGCGTGGGACGCGGGGTTCCGTGGCATCGGCTTCTACGACAACAACATGCACTTCGACGTGGGCGATCCCCGCGCATGGGGTCCGTCTTACAGCCGCGACAGCATCCCAGACTGGGCGCTCCCGTGGGCGCAGCAACGGTATGGCTATGCGGATGGTGGCCCAACTGGGATGGGTGACAACGGCGGCCCGCCGCTGTCTGAGCCGCCCGTCGATCTGGGTCAGGTGCGTGACCAGCGGCAGTTGCAGACGTTCCACAAGGGCATGATGTCCGACATGAGCAACAGCATGTCGCAAGCCATGGAGGCGCACCAGAAGGCGGTCGATGCGGGTGTGTTCGATGGATACGAGGTTGGCGACGTGCTGCAGGGCAAAAGCGCCCCGCTGAAGATCACGGGCCGCTACGTCCAGAAATGGAAACCCAGCACCACGACGCTGGCGCACTTCGACCGGATGGGAGCGAAGCCGACCATCATCGAGCATGAGGGCCAGCAATACATCCCGATGCTGCGCTACACCTCCGGCAGCGAGGCGGGCGAGGACAATCAGGAAGGCACCGTGTATCTCGATGGCGTCAGAGCCGCCGGTTACCGCAAGATGGGCGGCCTGCGGGCGGTGAAGGCCGACGGCGGCAGCGTGGATGACCTCCCGCCGGTTGGCAAGAACCGCAACGGGGTGCCGGAGGAGGAAGCGGTGGCCTCGCCGCTCCGCAAGGCGGAATACCCCTACATGTCGATGGTGCCTGCGCGTCATGTTTATGCCGAACCGCTGCGGCAGGCGATCAACAAGGCTCACGCTGAAGCCAAGGAGGTGGACCTTCCCATCGACCAAATCGTGACCGATGTCAGCGCCATTGGCCGGTCGCGGGTGAAGAACCCCGCAGGCGGCCTGCCATTCGTCGAGCGGATCAACGGGGTGCATCACCTGCGCGACGGCAATCACCGCGTGGCCGCCGCAATGCTGCGGGGCGACAAGACGGTGCGCGCACTGGTGGCCGATATGGACGAGGCGATCAAGGCCAACGGGCGCGCCGACGGCGGCTACGTCCCGCAGAAGACCCAGAAGGCGTACAAGCTGTTCCGCCGGAAGGACGGGAAGCTGCTGCCGCTGTTCGTGAACGCCGACAAGCCGGTCGAGATGGGCAAGTGGCTGGAGGCGGAGGCGGGGCCGCAGGGTAAGGCGCAGGGCAAGGTCAAGTCCAAGCTGGGCGATCTGGCGTACCGGCCAGGCTGGCATGCGGGCGACCTGCCCATCGCCACCCATATCGGTGGCAAGTCCAAAGGCGACCTGAAGGCACCGGACTACCGGCCAGACGATCAGGTCTGGGCCGAGGTCGAGATGGCCGACGACCACGACTGGCAGAGCGTGGCCAACAGCCGTGGCAAGGGCGTGAAGGCGGCGATCACCGATCAGGTGCCGCTGAAGGGCTTCTACCGGTTCAAGACCAACCCGAATATGACCGGCAACTGGCTGATCGGCGGCCACATGAAGGTCAACCGCGTCCTGTCCGATGACGAGGTCAAGCAGATCAACGACGCCGCTGGCACCGCCGATCTGCCGCGCTTGCAGCGTGCCGACGGTGGCGAGGTGGATGACGACAAGCCGGTAGACTTTGGACTGGCCCGCGCTATGCGGAACTTCAACCAGAACAGCAGCGGGCCGACGCCCGAAGCTGAAGGCGTGTTCAACCGGATCGCCGACCGGTACGAGGCCTCGAAGAGAGCGTACGATGCGGCGCTTTCCGACGGCGTGTTCGACAACGTCAAGCTGGGCGACGTGTACAAGTACAAGCCGTTGGAGGGATCGACGCCCATGAAGGTTGTCGGCCACACCATGAGCCACATCGGAAGCTGGGGCGGCACCACTCAGCCAAAATACGTCTACCACGACCACTTCCCCGTGGCGGAGATGAAGAGCGTGGACGGCTCCGGCTCCATCAAACGGTATCCGGTCGAGATGCTGGAGGATCGTGACCGCTACGACTTCATTTCCGGCAAACCCCGCATCGCACGCGCCGACGGTGGCCGCCTGAGCCTGTACTCCAAGGCCGCCCAGATCGTGCGCGGACTGAAGGACCAGAAGATGGATGTCAAAGACATCCTAAAGTATGCCGAGGGCAAAGGTGCGAAGAAGGCCGAACTGGCCGCCGTCGATGTGCCGTCAGGCAAGGCAACTCCAAAGCAGGTGGCCGACCACATCGAGTTCATGCAGCCCCAGATCGGGGTGCGGCGACTTGGTGAGAGCCAAGGCCTGACGCCGCAAGAAAATGCTGAGTTTTCAGAAATGACAGCACCAAATGCGCCATTCCCCACTGGCGCAGCCATGGACAGGTATCGTGAACTCAGCGCAAAGTTAAACCCCGATGTTCCGTCCCAATATGCCCGCTACCAGTTGGGCGGCAAAAGGGACAACTACCGCGAACACATCCTGACGTTGGACAGCCATGATGGGCCGACTTACACCTCTCCAGTTCACTGGAGCGGCACCCCAAATCCGCTGGTGCATGTGCGGATGTCCGACCGCATGGATGGCAACAAGAAAATCCTGCATATCGAGGAACTCCAGTCCGATTGGAACAACGACGCCCGCAAAACCGGCATTCGCACTGGAAACGAACAGGCGGAGTATGATGCGTACGTTGCAAAAATGCGGCAGGACGCCATCGACAAGGTGAAGGCTCGGACGGGGCGGGACTATTACGATCCAAATACGGGCGAGACTTACCCCACCATGTCCCCGATGGTGGCGCAGGCTCAGATCGAAAAGTATCAGAGCATGGACCCATACATGCTGGCGCTGAAGATGGGTCGGCAAGCGGAACATAGGCAGAAATTTAACGCCACCCAGACTGGAGTTCCCAAGGCCCCCTACATCAACCCTGACCGCGATGATGCCTCCGAGGTGGCCCTTAAGCACATCCTAATGGAGGCCGCCAAGGGCGGTTATGATGGCATTGCCTTCACACCAGACGAGGCACAAGAGGCCCGCTGGCCCGGCCATACCTTCAAAGGCATCTACAACAAAAAGCTGCCCGGCATGGCTGACAAGCTGGTGCGCCAACACGACCCCGATCAGGGTTCCAGCAGCGCAATGCGGATCGACGGCTATGTTGCCCCCATGATTGAGTTGTCGCCCGAAGCCCGCGACAGCATCATGCAGAACGGTTTCTCCTCCTTCCGGCGGGGCGGCGCGGTAGGATACTCCAACGGTGGAAATGTTGGCGGCATGATGCTTCGCATGCGCCGTGCAGGCATCAACACCAAGGATGATTTTTGGAACCGTTGGCGTGATTACATGCGTGCAAAAGCCGGTCCCGATCCGCGCCTGTCGTCGATCATGAGTAAAGACAGCCACTTCCAACGGATCGACGGCATGCTGCGAGTGCATCGGCAGGATGCTGATCAAAATGGCTTGGCATCTGTCTTGAACGCGTATGGTCGGCCTAACGATCAAGGTCATGTTGCTGCGCGTTTTCCGCGTGAAATTTTCCAAGGCATGGGTATCGAACCCACGATAGATAACATCCATGCTGCCTATCATGCGCTGCCAGACGACGAGAGCGGACGGCAAGGATTTTCCAATGGGGGTACACCTGATGACAAAGATGCCGGATCACATCCTGCAACACCAGCCGCGCAAGGAACAATTCCAGACGCAGGACGAGTACGAGGAGGCACTGGCCTTTTTCAAACACAGGACGAAACACCTCTTGAAGGCCTCCCCGCGTCCGTCCGCATCCCGCTCACAGGACAGGTGATCAAGGCTGGCCCTGACCCGCGCATCCGTGCCATGGCGCGTTCCTACATGGAAAAGGCGGGCCTGCCTTACAACCCGCCGACCAAGTACGCAAAGGTTGATCCTGCGCGGGCAAAACGCATCGCTGCGGCCTATGACGAGATGGCTGACAATCCGGATCATCCTTTGACGCGTGCTTCATACGAGGCAATGATCAAAGAGACGTTGGCGCAGTACGAGGCGGCAAAGGCGGCGGGGTTTAAGGCTGAGTTCTGGAACCCTCGTACCCAAAAAGACCCGTACGATGCGTCTCCGCGTCTTGCCGTCGAGGATGTGCGCGATAATCACCACATGTGGGTTTATCCAACCTATGCCGGTTATGGTAGCGGCGAACCCATTTCGGAAGAAGACGCCCGACGCAACCCCATGCTTCAACTGACGGGCGAGACTTGGAACGGCATTCCGGTAACGGTTAACGACATTTTTCGTGCTGTTCACGACTACTTTGGTCATGCCAAAGAAGGCGTTGGCTTCCGTCACGATGGCGAGGAAAATGCGTGGCGGTCGCACGCCTCCATGTACTCCCCGCTGGCTCGGATGGCCATGACGACCGAAACGCGGGGCCAGAACAACTGGCTGAATTTTGGTCCGCATGGAGAGGCAAACCGCACCGCCCGTACGGAAGACACCGAGTTTGCGCCGCAAAAGGTTGGCATCCTTCCTCACTGGGTTCATCATGAGGGTGCAGAAGATTTTATGGGGCCGGACGAGGTGGAGGAAATGCGTCGGGTGAGGGCAGCGCACAGTAGCGACGTGAGCCGCGCACTCGCGCTGACGCGCCGCTTCACCAAAGATGGTGCAGGTGCTATGATGCGCCTCAAACCGTAGTGGGGGCAGGCATGGCCGACACCGTCAAACGCGCACTGGACATGGTGTCGCGCTATCAAGACCCCGCAGCGGGCAACAAACTGGACCAATTCCAGTGGAGATCGCTGCCCAAGGTGCATGACGAACTCGAAGGCCTGCCTGAAATCCCCAGCCATGTCGAAAATTTCGGCGGTTTCATGGACGAAATGGCTCATCGCGCCCTGAACGGGCAGATGACGCCCCGCGATCTGATCAAGGCGTACATGATCACGCGGTCATCCATCCGTCGGCAGGCTATTCGCAACAAAACCCTGCGCCTGAACGGCAAATTTCACCTGCCTTTTTCCGACGAAACCAAAATTCGCCCCGAAGGCGCGATGGCGGAATGGCTGATGACCCCGATGGGGCAGCGGTATCTCGACATGGCCGAGCGCGGCAAGGTTGATGAAGAGGCTGTGGCCGACGCGCAGGCCAAAATGAAGCCGTTCGGGTTCCAAGACAGCACCGAAGGGCAGGCTTTGCCGTGGGCGGCCCTCAACTTGCCGCAGCGGCACAAGGAATTTTCCGCTCTGATCGCCGACGGGCTGTCGAAAGACCCGAATTTGCCCGCGTGGCGCAAGTCCTCGATGAGCCTGCACGGCATCAAGGAGGCAAAATCGGGCTTCATGGGTTCTTTGCTGGACCGTGGTGACCAACCGACGCTGGATGCCCGCCAAGTCGTTCTGCAAACGGGCCTTTCGAACGATGAAGGCACGAAGCGCATGTCGAATGTTGGCTTTGCGGGGGTTGATCGCCTCGCAGCGCGTCAGTCGGCCATGAACCCCAAGCTTTCCGGCGATCTGGAACCGTTTCGGCAGCACCTGACCCACCACGCGATCTGGGACAAGGCTGGAAACGATGTCACCACGCACGAAGACCTGATGCGGGCCATGCGTGGCGCACGGGATGGCGGTCGGATTGCCTATGAACGCGGGGGCAGGCGCGGCGCACCATCCATCGTGCCTGAAAAGTCCATCGAGGATCACCCGCTGGTCAAGGCGTCTCTGTCGGCCATCCACGGCAGCGCCAACCAGCAGATGGTGCGGGCAGCTTTGGAGGCTGCGAACACATCCGCCTTCACCCGCACCGGCGCTGGGTTGATGCAGCACGATCCTCGACTGCAGGAAGCGCCCCCCGTGCTGTCGCGGATTAACAAAACCCCGAAGAGCGGACACCTTTCGACCCCGTTCGAAGAGTTGCATGCCGAGTTCGCACCCAAGAACAACCTGATGCCGCAGAAATATGCTGACATTGAGGCCATGCAGCGCGAGGGCGCATACATCCGCCCGCTGGTGGGGGATAAGACGCCCGCCGACACCGTCCTTCTCGGTCATCACGGCACCCAACTGGTGGAACCTGTAGATCAGCAGGGTGGCGCGGACTATGCGCGGTCGAGAGACTTCGCCATGACCAACCAGCCCACCGGATGGCGGTCTCGTGAGGCCGCCGCCAAGAGCATGCAGGGGCGAGTTGGCAAGGATGTGCCTGAGGGCGCACCCGTCTACGGCGCACACATGATGATGGGCGATGTGGCTGGTGACAGTTCGCACCACCTGCTGCACGCTGTGATCAATCAGGTGCCAAACCTGCCCATCGCCCCAAAGCATATTGATGCCTTTGACGAGGAGATGCGGAAGAAGTTTCCGCATGACGAAAAGTACCCGATGCCTTGGCCTGGCATTATGAACACCAAGGCGGTGCATGATTTTTTCTACAACCAGCCCACCGTCGTGCGTGGCAAGAAAGGGCAGCCCGACACGCTGAGACCGCAGCCGCGACCTGGCAAGCACGTCACTGACTTCATCCAGAACATGGACAGCGTGCGGTGGCAGAACGCTGGTTTCCCCAACATCGCATCCGCCCGCTTTGCCAGCATCGCGCCGGAGTTTTTTGCCGAGCCGCAGGGGGCCACCGGTGCAGCCATCACTCGGCTCGACCCAAAGGGGGAACTGGTCCCAAATGACGAGATGCGGGCGCATGGCACCTATACCCATGGCATGCCGACACTGGGCTATGCTGGCCGCTTCAGGGCGTTGATCCCCGCCGACAAGCTGTGGGAGGAGCATGTCAGGAACGCCAAGAACCCGACAGAGGTGCAGCAGACACTGGTCACCAAGTTCCCAGCCGCAAAGGTTGATCAGCGCGTTGTTGATCTGGTCAAGCAGGCCGAGGAAGAGCGCATGAAGCGGTACGGCTTCATGGATGGCGGCGCGGTGCGTCCCGACCCTACCGATGCCCAGAAGAAGGCTGGCAACTACCGCAAGGGCCACATCAGCTTCCAAGGCCTGCCGGTGACCATCGAGAGCGTCAAGGGACAGCACCGCAGCGGTGTGGATGACCATGGTCACAAGTGGTCGGTCAAGCTGCCCTACGACTACGGCTACATCAAGCGCACCGAGGGTGCGGACGGCGATCACGTTGATGTCTGCATCGGGCCGGATCACGAAAGCGATCATGTCTTCATCATCGACCAGAACGACCATCGTACGGGACAATTCGACGAGCATAAGGTCATGTTGGGATACCGCACCCGCGAAGAGGCGATCAGGGCCTATTATGCGGGTTTCTCGGACGGCAAAGGGCCTGACCGCATGAAGACGGTGGTCCGCATGTCGATGAAAGAATTCAAGCAATGGCTGAAAACCTGCGACACCACGAAGCCGGTGCGCGGGCAGGGTCACATCGACCGTGCAATGAGCCTCGCTTCGCAGTATACTCCCGACAGTCCTAAACCCCATGGAGATCGCAATGGACGCTAAAAGCCTGCGCGAGGCGATGAAGGCAAAGGCCAAGCGCCTTGCCGGAGCCTCGTCCGAGAAAGTCGATAGTTCCACCTTCACCCCCGCCGAGCCGCTGAACAGCGAGGCCAAGACGGGCATGCGCCCGATCTCGCGCCGCGCCTTCAAGGCCGGTGGCAAGGTCGAGGGTGAGGACAATGGCCGCCGTGCCGACCGTTCCCCGCGTGGGTTCCAAGAGAAGGTCGGTCTGGCCAACACCAACCAGAAGGACGCCAACGAGGAGCGCGAGGGCGTCAAGCACGTTGGTGGCATGAAGAAGGGTGGCCGTATCGCCAAGGAAGACGGCGGTATGATGACTTCGCCGCGTCCAATGCCGCGCCCCACGCTGGCTCCTGAGACATCCATTCGCCCGATGCGTCGTCCCGCCGAAATGGCGGAAAAGTACGAACAGCAGCAGGCCAAACTTCGTGGCGAACGTGCCGCCGCAAGTGAGTACCAAGACTATCTGGACTTCGTGGCCAACAAGAAGAAGTCCGGCGGCAAGGTCGCCAAGAAGAATGGCGGCGCGATGGGCGGCTCGGACGCTGACCCGATCACGACGGCTGGCCCCGACAGCGGTGGCCGCGAGGCCAAGAAGGTCGGCGGCGCACTGGGTTCCGCTCTCGGCATCATCCCCCAGATGATGATGAAGAAGAAAAAGGGCGGCGTGGTCGAGGGTTCCGCCAAGGACATCCGCGAAGACAAGATGCTGGCCAAAAAGCACGGCATGACCATGAAGGAGTGGGAGAAGTCCCCGCAGGACAAGGCCCACGACAAGGGCTGCACCTGCAAGGCGTGCGGCGGCGCTGCCATGAAGAAGGATGGCGGTGGCCTCTACGCCAACATCCACGCCAAGCGTGAACGCATCGAGGAAGGCTCCGGCGAGAAGATGCGGAAGGTTGGCTCCAAGGGCGCACCGACCGCTGCGGCCTTCAAGGCGTCCGAACGCACCGCCCGCAAGGATGGAGGCAAGGTCGGCAAGGGCAAGACGAACATCAACATCATCATCCACCCCAACGAGGGGAAGATGGGTGGCATGCCCGCCCCGATGCCCGCCCCGATGCCTCCCGTGATGGCACCGAAGCCCCCGATGCCCGCGCCCGCTGCGGCCCCGCCGATGCCGCACCCCGGCATGGTCCCGCCCGGCCTTGGCGCGGCACTGGCAGGCGCGGCTGGCGCTGGTCCGATGCCTCCGGCTGGCGGCCCGTCGGGTCCGATGCCCCCCATGCCGATGGCCCGCAAGGACGGCGGCAAGGTGTACCCGAAGATGCGTTTCGGCGCTGGATCGGGCGAGGGCCGCTTGGAGAAGATCGAGAAGTACGGCAAAAACGCCAAAGCCTGACGACCTCCTCCCCTGTCAGGCCACGACCCCCAGCCGGTTCTCCTCCCTGCGGCTGGGGGTCACTTTACCGATGATGATTAGGATGAACGATGCAGACGATCTCGACGGTGTTCGAGCGTGAAGTGGTCAGGCTGATCGCCGAACGCAAAAAAAGCCTTATCGAAATTGTGACGACCGGTGTTGCGATCCAGTCCATGGAAAGCTACCGTGAGTATGTTGGCCGTCTCTCTGAACTAGATGAAGTGTTGCAAATGTTCGATGAGGCCAACGCGAACATAAGCAAGCAGCGATAGGATCGCATATGCCTCACATGCTGATGGCCCATGAGGAAGACCCCCGCGCCAAACTGCGC